GTTGAGCCTATGGTCGAGCCTTCTGTATCTGATGATGACGGGTGGGAGTGAGTAATGAGTGCGGATTGGAGGGCCGTTGGCGAGTTTGTCCTTCTAAAGAAGGATAATGTAGTTAATGATTTGGGGCTTATTGTTGATACTAACTATTGCGTTAAAAGTATTGGTGATACAGTTCCGCTTAGGTTGAACCGAAACGACATGGTAGTCGTTAATGATGGTGCGACTATAACTCCGCTAACAGCCTCCAACCGCCTCAATCTATTTATCGTGCATTACAAAGACATAGTGGCGAGAGATGTCGCCGAAGAACTATCCTATGTCGGCGAAGGTATGCACGATGACTTATTCTGAGGTATATTTATGGAAACAATACTAACAGGGGCGGAAGCCCGCTCAAAACTCTTAGTCGGTGTGAATAAGTTGGCGAACTCTATCAAGGGAACGCTCGGCCCAAACGCACGGACTGTTGTAATACAGAACCCTATGGGTGGTATGCCCGTCATCATCAATGACGGAGTATCTATTGCCCGCATGGTTAATGATAAAGACCCGTATGTGCAGATGGGGATTGACCTACTGAAAGAGGTTGCATCCGAAGCACAGCAGAAGTCGGGTGATGGAACTACGAGCGCAACATTGATAGCACAGACGCTATGTAATGGTTCGTTGTCTTTGATGGAGAACGGCACATCGCCTCTCGTTATTAGAGATGCTTTGAGGTCTTACTTAGCGGCCACAGAAGAATATGTGCGCGAATCAGCAATAGAGGACTTCGACTTAAAGGATGTCGCTACTATCGCGG